GCAGTCAATGCCTAACGGTAACGTGTGGTACTTACCTACATTTACACTTGACTTAGGTGAAACACTTGAGGTGGGTGACGGTGAGCAAGAAACCTTTGCTAATTTCATGGCATGGATTGAGAACTATAATGAGTACATCAAGTCTGCATGGAATGATAATGCCTACAAGAATGACGATACAGATACAGATACTGTAGAGGAGTTCGTAGACATTGACGCAGAGGACTTTGTGTAATGTATCACCGTGCTGAACTAGCAATACATCAGTACCTAGAAAATGCTGCCAACGGTAAGTCTACTATGTCGGATGAAACAATCGACACGGTAGCACGTGAGGTAGCAGAGGCACTGAAACGTCAGTTCGGTAGTGGTAATAAACGTGGTGAGTTCAGGTTAAGGATGTCCAACATTGGGCGTCCTACTTGCCAACTCTGGTTTGATAAGAACAAACCTGAAACGGCATTACCAAAGCCGACTACATTTGTAATGAACATGATGTTAGGAGATATAGTTGAGGCTGTTTTTAAGGGTGTTCTTAAAGAGTCTAACGTGGCTTTTGAAGACACTGATAAAGTTAGCCTTCCAGTGGGAGATAGTAATGATACTGTTGTTTCTGGGAGTTATGATCTTATCGTAGACGGTGCACTTGATGATGTAAAGTCAGCATCAGATTGGTCTTACAGAAATAAGTTTGAGTCATACGATACGTTAGCCAAAGGAGATTCGTTTGGATATGTCGGGCAGTTAGCAGGTTATGCTAAAGCTTCAGGTAAGAAGGTAGGTGGTTGGTGGGTAGTCAACAAAGCCAACGGTGGCATCAAGTATGTACCTGCTGACAACCTTGACATGGAAGCAGAGATGGACAAGATCAGACAGACTGTGGAGACAGTCAATAAGAACGAGTTCAAACGATGCTTCAGCCCTGTACCTGAGTTCTTTAGGGGTAAACCTACAGGCAATACGGTACTCAATGATGGTTGCAAGTTCTGCGACTATCGACACGAGTGTTGGCCTAACATGGTGGAAGAGCCATCACGAATGTCAAAAGCAAAAGACCCTAAGATAGTGGCATACATAGAGGAGTAAACATGATAGGCGATGCAGAAATCCAAGAGTTACAGGATAACATCAAAGAGATGGAACAAGAACTCACGGAGAAAAAGAAAGCCTTACGAGAAGCTAAATATGCAGGGCTACGTACAGCAATGCAAGCACGTAAGGATGCCGATGAAGCAGTTCGTCAAGAACTAAAGGAACTAGGTATAGCACCTTCTTCTTTTGGTCAACCATTACAGTGGCACTGGAAGTTCTAGTGGACGGTAAACGTTTCAAACATGCTTTAAAGCAGGGGTATAGGAGTGGTCTAGAGATAAAAGTCAAAGACTATCTGAAAGAAAAAAAGGTACGTTTCAAGTATGAGTCTCTCAAGATAGAATGGGAAGACTTAATGTACCGCACCTATACTCCTGACTTTATATTGCATAACGGTTTAATAATAGAAACAAAGGGAAGATTTACTACAGACGATAGACGAAAGCATGTGAATATAAAAAAACAACACCCTAACCTAGACATACGTTTTGTGTTTGAGAACAGTAGACGTAAGTTAAGTAAGGGTGCAAAGACAACGTATGCTTTATGGTGTGATAGAAATAATTTCTTATATGCTGATAGGGTTATTCCAGAGGAATGGTTGAAAGAAAAAGGTAAAGACCTTCATCCAGAACTTGTAGAGTTTCCTTACGAAAAGATAAAAAGGAGATGACATGGAAGAAGAACAAACCTTTATTAACTTTGACCCTAACGATTTTATAATACGTATATCCCCTGTTATGGAAGACGGTGAATGGAATGGAGATATTAATGTAGGTCAGGTTACAACAGAAATAAATAATTTATCTGATACTGATTATACACATCTTAGTATCTTGACAGACATGCTAGTATCTGCTATTCCTTTAATGGAGCAAGACAACGAGATTAGAAGTAGACTCTATAAACTAGCACAAGAACAGTTCGGTGAGGGTGAAAAGCCAGTTGTTACTGAACGAAAAGGAAACGTATTGAAAGTAAACTTTAAGTAGAAGGAGACACGAATGGCAGAAACATTAACGTTAACAAACGGTGAGCATACAATAACACTGGATGATCCTGTGAATAGTCCAAAGCATTATAACCAAGCAGGTATTGAATGTATTGATGCCATTCGTGCTGCTACTGATGAAGGTTTTGAGTACTATCTACAGGGTAATATTATGAAGTACCTGTGGAGATACAAGTACAAGAATGGATCAGAGGACTTGAAGAAAGCCCAATGGTATTTGAATAAACTAATAGAGGTGGTTGATGATAGTTAAAGTATTTCTTACATTAGATATTGACGAGGAAGAGTACCCAATACCTGTGGACGGTTTCATTGACCCAGAGATAGAGGACGCAATGAATGATTTTATTCACGATGTGGACGGTATAAGAATTAGAAACATGAAGATAATTACACAGGAGCAGACATGAAAATTTTAAAGAGACTGCCTGAGTTTCGTATGAGCCATTGGTTATTACGTATACCTTTAGTTGTTGTATTTGCACAACAGGGTTTAGATAAAATGCCAGTGGACGCAGAGACAGCAGCTTCCTTTGACTTACCTTATTTGGTATGGTGGGTAGTTGCATACGGAGAACTAGGCGCAGCTATAGGATTATTATTTGGTGGTCTTTTTTACATAAAAGATTTCACTGACTGGATAACAGAGATAGGAGATATACTAACTAGGTTTAGTGGGTTTACTATCGGCTGTATTATGACAGGAGTTATATGGATAGCTCAACCAGAAAGTTTATTGGACGTTATACTATATGATAACTTTCACGTAATGCTCTGGGTGGGTGGATTATATTTTGCATTGAGAGGAAACAGAACATGAACAATTATTTACCAACAGACTACCAAGCATTTATACACACCTCTCGTTATGCTAGGTGGCTAGAGACAGAACAAAGACGAGAGAGTTGGAGTGAGACAGTAGAACGTTATATGGATAACATTGTACGTAAGATTGTAGGGGATGATAGTTACATCAATCAAATACGTGATGCTATACTTAGCTTAGATGTAATGCCTAGCATGAGAGCAATGATGACAGCAGGGGCAGCAGCAGAACGTGATAACATTTGTATGTACAATTGTTCATACCTTCACGTAGATCATCCCTATGCCTTTGATGAAGCAATGTTTGTACTTCTGTGTGGCACTGGGGTTGGCTTCAGTGTCGAGAGACAGTTTATCTCTAAACTTCCAGAGATACCACAACTGTTCGACAGTGATACTACCATTGTGGTAAAGGACAGTAAGGAAGGGTGGGCTAAATCTTATCGGCAACTACTAGCACTCCTATGGGCAGGGGAGATACCTAAATGGGATGTATCTAAAGTACGTCCTGCAGGTTCTCGACTAAAGACATTCGGTGGTAGAGCCAGTGGACCTGCACCTTTGATTGATCTGTTTAACTTTACAGTACAGACATTTAAAAATGCACAGGGTAGGCAGCTTAGTTCACTTGAATGTCACGACATGATGTGTTTCATTGGGCAGATAGTTGTAGTCGGTGGTGTTAGACGTAGTGCCATGATCTCTCTGAGCAACCTGAGTGATGATCGTATGCGTCATGCTAAGTCAGGTCAATGGTGGAACGAGGCTGCACACAGGGCGTTAGCTAATAACAGTGTGTCGTATACAGACAAGCCAGATTCAGAGACATTCATGCGTGAGTGGTTGGCACTAGTAGAAAGTAAGTCAGGTGAGAGGGGGATATTTAATCGTGAAGCATCTAAGAAACAAGCTGAGAAATATGGCAGACGTGATCCTAACTTTGAGTTCGGAACTAACCCTTGTAGTGAAATTATCTTACGGTCAGGCCAAGTATGCAATCTTACAGAGGTTGTGGTACGAGCCACTGACACGATTGAAGACTTGGAACGAAAGGTTAGACTGGCTACAATTCTTGGAACTATACAGTCTACATACACCAAGTTCCCATATCTGCGAAAGGTGTGGCAACGAAATACAGAAGAAGAACGACTGCTCGGTGTGTCTCTCACAGGGGTAATGGACAACCCATTAATGACAACAAAGAACAAAGGATTGGATAAGACACTTGAACACTTACGTAAAGTTGCAGTTGACACTAATGCTATGTG